AGAAAAATAATAATATAAAAATTGAGTAAGTTAAGTAGAAAAAAATATTATGATAACAATAAAGAAAAATATAAGATTTGGAATAAAAAACATAGGGACAACAATAAAGATAAAACTAAAGAAAGAAATGATAATTGGAAAAAAGATAATAAAGAACATATTAAAGATTATACTAAAAAAAGGCATGAAGAAAATATAGAAAGTATAAAAATATCAAAAAAAATATTAAAAAATATAGAAAAGAATACACAAAAAAAAGAAGACTTAATGATTCTTTATTTAAATTGACAACCAATATTAGGAATAGAATTAATTTATCATTCAAAAGAAATGGATATAATAAGAAATCAAAAACATATGAAATATTAGGTTGTTCATATGATGAATTTAAAATTTTTTTAGAAAAAAAATTCAAAGAAGATATGAATTGGTCAAATCAAGGTATATGGCATTTGGATCATATAATACCAGTAAGTGTTGGTAAAACAGAAGAAGAAATAATTATATTAAATCATTATACAAATTTTCAGCCGCTATGGTGTGTAGAAAATCTTGAAAAGGGAATAAAAATTGTTGATATAATAAAATTTGAAAAATATCAAAGAAAGATAAAATTAATTGAAATTGAAAAAATTTTAAATAGGACTGATATTGTTTAATATATAATTAAGCTAAGAATATAAAATATATTCTAAAATCAATAATTGGATTGATAAAAAATAAATAAATAAAAATGGAAGAATTGTATGCACAAATCCTTGAACAAGTAGAAATTGTAAAAGAAAGACATGAAAAATATCTTGAAAAAGGAAATAAATCTGCTGAAGCTGATGCTCGTAAAGCTTTAGGTGAAATTAAAAAATTAGTTACACCTTACAGACAAGCATCTGTTGAAGCAACTTCAAAAAAGTAATTTTTGATGCTAAAAAGTTAAAAAAGGAAGATTAATTTAATCTTCCTTTTTTTATAGGATTTTTTATTGTATATTTGTATATGAAAACTTATAAAGGTAATATTTTAAAATTAAAGCCTAACCAAATATTTGTATTTGGATCAAATACACAAGGTAGACATGGTAAAGGTGCTGCACTTAAAGCTAAAGAAAGATTTGGTGCCATATATGGACAAGCATATGGTTTACAAGGACAAAGTTATGCAATAGTAACAAAGGATTTAACAACATATAAACATCCTTCAATAAGTTCAGAACATATTATTAATCAAATAAAGAAATTGTATTTATTTGCAGAAGAAAATAGAAATTTAGAATTTTTAGTAGCATATTCAGGAACAAAAATAAATCTTAATGGATATTCTAATCAAGAAATGTTTGATATGTTTTTCACATTAGAACCGCCAAAAAATATAGTATTTGAATATGAATTTTCAAAATTAAAAAAATTATGAAATTAGAAGATATAAAAGTAGGAATGAGAGTAGTACCACATTCTAAAACACCAATTAGAAGGGGTAATCAAGGATTAGAAAAATCAAACTCATGGAAAAAAGCTGTACTTGATGATAGACCTTGGTTGTATGTTACTGAAGTTATAGAAGATGGTGAGTGTACATTATCTTTATTGAATAGTTCAGGTGATGAAGGTGATTTTTTTTATTATACTGATTTTGAAACTTATAAATAAAAATATGATAATAAATAAAATGATTGCATTAATTGCTCACGATTATAGAAAAAGTGATATGATTGATTGGGTTAAATATAACACAGAAACATTACTTAAAAATAAGTTAGTTTGTACTGGTACAACTGGAGTTTTAATTAAAAAAATATTGGATGATTATTGTGAAATTGAACAACTAGATCACGTGTCTATGATGATAATGAATTCTGGACCATTAGGAGGAGATGCAGAAATTGCAGCAATGGTTGTTAGGGGTGAAATAGATTTGTGTGTATTTCTTATTGATGATTTAAGTGCAAATCCTCATCAAGCTGATATTCAGATGTTATTAAGGCAATGTAGATTACATGATGTGCCAGTTGCTTGTAATAGGCACTCTGCTGATTTAATGATCACATCTGATCTTTGGGGTACTGAATATAAACCAAACTTACCAAAATATGAAAAATTTGATAGATAAAAATAAATAAAAAATTATGAGTTATATAGTATGTGATGTTGAATCGGATGGAAAATTATTGGGGGAAAACTCAATGGTATGTTTCGGTGCAGTAATAGTTGAACCAAGTTTAACTAAAACTTTTTATGGTAAAACAAAACCAATCTCTGATGTTTATAATCCTGAATCACTTTCAATTAGTGGATTTAGTAGAGAAGAACATGAAACTTTTGATGATCCAAAAGATGTGATGTTAGAGTTTACAAAATGGATTTCAGAAAATTCAAAAGGAAGACCAATTTTAATATCAGATAATAATGGATATGATTTTTCATGGATAAATTGGTATATGATTAAATACACTGGAACTAATCCATTTGGTTGGTCTAGTCGTAGAATTAGTGATTTATATTGTGGTATGATGAAAGATGTATATGCAAAATGGCGGCATTTAAGAAAAACTACTCATGATCACAATCCTCTAAATGACGCAATCGCAAATGCTGAAGCACTTTTAGAAATGCAAAAAATGGGATTAAAAATAAAATTATTATGATACAAACATTAATTATAATATTTATTTCTATATTATTTATAAGTTGGATTGGATCATTAGCTTTCACAGGAGATAAATCAAAACATACATTAGCTATTTCAAATAAAAGATGGAAAATATTTTTAATGTTTTTTATATCATATACACTAATTTGTATCATTATTTATTTAAATAGTAAATAACAAAGAAGAGTTAATTATAAATTAACTCTTTTTGTGTTATAATGCTAATTCTAATGCAATTAATAATGTTGTGTTTGTATTGTCTATTAAAATAAACATATCAAAAACATATACTGTTATTTCATTCTCAGTAAATGTTATTGATTTGAAGTATTTTTTTGGAAATGTTATAGATAAATCCTCGTGTTCTATATCAGCAATTTCAAGATCCCAACCATTTTCTCCTATTTTAAGTTTGTTTTCCATTATAGATAATGTTAATATATCATTATCACCATCAATATCACCAATTTTCTTAATTTTAGTAAATGAATTTTTATCCAATGAAAATTTAAAATCAATCAAATCTTTATTTATAACTGAGTTTATCATATTTATATCAATATTAGTATTTACTGCACGCGCATCTCCGCCAATAATACTCAATTTCAATTTTGAGTTTTTCAATTTAAAATTATCTACATATGTATCATCATTCATAAAAAATTCACATTTAATATCCTCTGAATAATCTAAATAATTTTTAAGTGTAGTTTCAAATTTTTTAGCATTCATTATAATGTATCTTATTTCATCAGGTAATTCATCGTTAAATGTGAAAATTTCACGAGTTTCAAATATAAATGATTTAAATGCATTTATATTATTTTTTTCTCCTACTGCTGCATATAATAATATTTTTTCTTTATTTATTTTTAATAATATTTCATTGTCTATTGCTGTTAAGTCTTTAACTTTATCTAAGAATAAAGTCAATTTAGGTAAATCCATTGTGAACTTATAAGATATTTGTGCCATTTTATTGAGTATTTTAATTTATCTAATATAGATAAAAAATAATATATTGTTTAGATAAAATAAATAGTTTATAAAATATACTCATTATTTTTATCTTCCAGGATATCTTGGTCCAGATATTGATGGTCTTTTATTATATATTCTGCTGTGAGCACCTATTATACTATTTGTATTTTCTGACATACTTGTAATATTCTCAACATACCTCAACATATCTCCTTGAATATTATTATTAACATATAATTCTACTAGATTTTTATAGCCAAGATTATCAAAGCGGTAGATAGTGTTATGGTTGTCATGACAACATCATCATTTCCACTCTCTGCTTTGTATGTAATAATACCAGAAGTTGTCTCATGCTTACTAAATGTTGTTATTTCTTTAATATTTATCTCACTGTGTATTATCATTTTTTTATTTCTCACTGATTGTTGAAATTCTTTATCAATAATTAAATGTTTATCTTTACTTAACTTTAATCCTATCTTACCAGCAGCATCTTCTTTGTTGTGCTTATATCTTAAAAATACAGAATTTGAATAATTATTTTTACCATCAAATACATTAGGTAAATGAGCTAACAATTCAGCACCATATGTATTATACTCAAGTACAATTTTAGTTTTTTCAGGATCCAATAATTCAAATACAATTAAATAAAGTATGTGTGCAAGTTCTCTAATTGAATAAAGATTATTTCTAAACAAACCTATTTGTTCAAGTTTAAATAAATCATACATGTTATCATATTGATATTTTTCAATCTCATTTTTATCTCTGAGTACTAATCTAAATATGTTTATAACTGAAAAATCTTTTGCTAGTCCTTCAGATAAATCTATTGATATAACATTATAATATTCTTTTGCTCTTGCTAAATTGAATAGATTATTATCTTTTACAAATTTCAAATTATCATAAGGAAATTTGAATCTTTCAAAAGATTGAATTTTTGTATAATCAAAAGATATTTGATTACTCTTTAATAAATCAATCTGTTCTTTATTAAATAGAATTTTATCTCCAGTAACAAAATGTAATCCATATTCTTGATCAAATTTATCAGGAGATAATAATAATTTAGTTTCTTCTTCTTTCCAATTGCTGACAATTGCTAATTCTGGTAGAGGAATTCCATTTATTCTTATTTTTCTTATATTGTCAATATAAGTTTTTTCATTTGTAACATCATACTCTACACAATCATATACATCTTCACCAACATGTTTTTTATAAAATGTTATATCATATTTCTCTCTTATCTCACGTAGTATATGTGATTTAGACATATTAAATTTCTTTAATTTGACATCCATCATTTTTATCTTAGTGTCTTCTCTACCAGGTACTTGATTCCATAAAACCCGCATGGCTTTATAAGGATTTTTTAATGGGTCATCTTCTGGTAGTTCAGCGTTAGTAAATAATTCCCAGAACATATTATATCCATTAGGAGTGGATGTTATTACAATATGTGAATTGTTAACTGATGATACTACTGGTATGATTGCACCATAATAATCTCTAATAAAATTATCTGGTATATGAGCAAACTCATCAAGATACAAAAAGTCAATCGTAAAACCAATACTTGGATCCTTAGTTCTATTTTCTGTTTGAATTCTGGAATTATTTTCAAATGCTATCTGAGTTTCATTCCAGTTTGTAACTCCTTTTTTAAGAAAGAATGGTATTAATTTATAAATATCTTTTATTTTTCTAATAATTTCTTTAACTGTTTTACCTTTATTTGCAACTACCATACACCCTTTATCATCATTAAATAAAACGAAATGTATCAATACAATTGCAGCAGAAACAGTATTGTGAGAAAGTATATCATTAGTATAATAACTCATTTCTGGTGTATCTATACTTAAATCAAACATACTAACTTTAGTTTTTAGTTTTGATATTTTTTTAACTTTACTTTCACCACTTTTGGTTAAAATATAATCATTAGTAGTTAAATCTATTAGCATTTTTACTTCATGATTACTACAGAATAACATATGAGTATCTGCACATTCTAACCACAAACCATTTTCTAATTCTAATTTATATCTTTGGAATGGTTGAGTTATATTCATTTCTGTTATTGGAACCATACCATAATCAGTTTCCACTAATATTTCATTATCTAAAAAAATAGTATTAACAAATTTCTTCATTATATCTTCTTCATTTGGATTGAAATTCCTGAATTCATATTTTTCAATCAATTGAATTAAGAAGTATATTATATTCTTTATATACGTTTTAAACATCAATTTTTTTCTTTTTTATTTTTATTACTCCACAATCACAAAAATATGGATTATTACTATTTGAATTATAATCTATTCTTTTTATTCCTGAAATATTCCATTTTTTTGACTCTTCGATTTTTAATATATTATATTTTTTGTGAAAATCATCAGATATAAATGATGAATTTATCTCAACTGTGTCATAAGAATCTGTTATTAAATTTAAAATTGTATTTTTAGTAACTTCATTATCATATAACCAAGAATCTTCCCAAATATGAATTAATTGTATATTTTTAATAGCACAATTATAATTTTTATTTAGGTGATAATCATCATCTTTATAAAAATTACTATGCCAATATAATCCATTATATTCAAATGCCATATTTAAATCTGGAAGATAAACATCTAATTCCTTACCTGATAATATTTTTCTATCTTTCTCAATTATTTTTCCATTATAATTTTCCCTTATAAATTCAACCAATTCATTTTCTTTAACATATACTGATATACTTTTTCCTTTACTATTCATCTTAATTGATAAACTTTGAGAAGGTCTTTTGACTCCATATTTTACCAAATTTGTATTATTTGATTTTTCTAAAATATCTTTATTCTGTTGTGGGTAGTCAAATCCAAATTTTATATTGTTTGTTATTTTGGATTTTATTTTAATTTCATCAGATTGGAAAACATTTTCAACACCATATTTTTTGATGTTTGTTTTTTTCAAATTATTATATATTTCAGAATTTTGTAAAGGATAATCAACACCATATTTTTCATTATTTGTTTTTATGTTTTTAATTTTAGCACATTTTTTACATGTATAAATATTATAATTATTATAATTTTTATTATATTTTTGAATAGATATATTAGATTCATATCCACACATATCACAAATAGCAGTTATTCTATTGTGAGAATTTAAAGGTGAATCATCCATTTTAATCTGTATAATATCACCAATATTACAATCATAACCTTTATTCATGTAATATTTTATATTTCTATGTATAATATTTACAAATGTATTTTTTTCTTTAATCATAAATTTAAATATTTTTTACACTTCTCTAATGTTCTTATTTTTTGATTCTTATATTCTGAATCCCATATAGTCAAAACTTCAAAACACTCTTCTTCAGCAACTTTTATTTTTCTTGAATCTTTGTCCCAAATTTCTTGAGCTGTCAAATTTTTTATAAAAGGATGTGGAAAATCACTAGATTCAAACATATTAGGATTTGCATGATATTGATCACCATTATATTCAATAATCTTTCTATTTTTTAAATCAACAAAATCATACAACCAAACTCCGCCTTCTTCTTTCTCTAATCTATATTCTTTATTTTTTGTAGCATAAAAAATAAACTCTTTATTATCTTCTTTGTAAAAATTTAAAATAGAATCAAAAAGTTCTTGAGAAATCTTAGAAAAACCATATTTTAAATTACCATTCTTTAACAATGATTCTTGCCACTTATCTTGTCTCTCAGTATAAACTATTTTACCTTCAATCTCACCATATTTCTCTATGCAGATATCTAAATTGAATGTTGTTTGTCTTTCTTTTAATTTTTGTTTTGCATCATCTTCAGAATATCCCTTATTTATCCAATATTCTAATCTATTAGTATATGTTTTATTATTACAAATTTCTTTAATGAAAGATTTTATTTTTTCTTCTTTTTTTTCTTCTTTTAAATCTACATATTTTATAAAATCTTTA